CGAAGAAGCAGTCGTGCGCCTTGAGCGCCCCGCCCTTCCCGTGGCGGCTCTGGTTGCTGTGCGCGGGCTCGCCCGGGCCGCCTTCGCAGATTCCGTCGATCTGGAGGGTGCAATCGAGCTGGTACGCGAGGTCCAGCAGGCTGCGGTCGCGGTAGTTCATTGGGACCTCGGGAGAAGGGCCAAGGCTGTGAGCGCGGAGCAGCCGGTCAGCCAGACAAACGCGACAGCCATCCGTCCTTCGGTGAGCCAGAGGGAGATGTCAAAAGTGGCAGCGACAAATGCTCCGATTCCATACAGGAGCATCGCCACCACGACCCAAATTGAAGCGATAACCAAGCCCGTCTTCATCACGCAGCCCTCCGCACCGGCCCGAAGTCGGCCATCTCGTCCTGCGCGCGGGCGGACCACTTCACGCCGCGCTCGGCGCCGAAGGCGTGCACGAACTCCAGCAGCTCGCCCATCTTCCGTCGGCTGTACTGGCTGGGCCGGGCGCCGAGGATGACCGTGCCGCCGCCGATGCCCTGGGCCTGCTTTGTCTCCTGCTCGAACGCTGCGGTCAGGACGGCCTTCCAGCTGTCGCTGTCCATCAGCCCGATCTTCCACTCGCCGCCCTTGGTGTGCGGCCACTCGACCTGGCGGGCGATGTCGGCCAGCGTCGCCCACATGCAGGCGTTCGAGTCCAGCGTGCGCTTCGGCTCCCGGACCTCGATGTCGAAGTCTTCGCCGTCCAGCGCCCGGCGGCGGATCTCGGCCACGGCCCCGTCGATCACCAGAGGCAGGCGGGGGTTGTCCCGGCGTGCTGCGAATAGGCGCTTGTCGGTCATGTCCGATCCCTCTCTGCGTAAGCGACTGCCTTTGCCTCGGCCTCCGGGTCGTTCATCCACAACAGAACCATTCGGTTCAGGTCGATGTCGCACGACGCGCAGAGGGGCCTGAACAACCTACCGTCGGCGCAGACCTGCCATTGCGAGCTGGCCTTGCTGCCGCAGCGCTGCACCTCGCCACGGTAGGCATTGATCGACTCGACCAGCCGGGCCTCCTCGGCCGCAGCGGCGCCGGCAACGCAAAGGGTCGCCAGCAGCAGGACGGATGACAGAACACGCATGACAGTTCTCCAGCAATTCCCTGACGGAACGACGCGCACCCGGCGCGGAAACTGGCGCCATGGTGCGCGACACCGCCGCGCTTGTCATCACCGCGGCGGCACAAGGCCACCGGCTGGGCGCCGCTGGCGGCCTTGGCTATGATCAGGCGCCATGAACAGCCAACCGCCGATTCGCCAATCCTGCCCACCCGGCACCTGCACCTGTCGGCGGGACGAGCTGCTGGAAGCGCCGGGCGCCGACGTGCGCAT